TCCTAGGGTATATGACTTCGCAGGTGGCGCAATGTGGAACAACAAGGCAGATAACATCATCATGTTCCACCGACCATATTACAACTCACAGCCACAGGACTCAACATCTCAGTTCATCTCTCAGAAAATCAAGAAGAAGGAACTCAATGGAACAACTGGGGAATGCATATTGACATACAATGTTATGAACGGAAGGTTTTACGATGATGACATAAACCCTTTGGAGCGTGACAAACATGAGTACGTTGTTAACAGTCAAGCGATGCGCCAAGCGAGGATGCTAGATACTGATGATGATACGGATGTTCCATTTTAGAACTCAATTACATTACGACCTGACCAATTAAATTAGCAAAACAAAAACAAAAGAAAGATGAAGAAAAGCTGGGTAACAAAAATCAAAGACAGAACCCCTGAGTGGTTTGAGTACAGACAGAATGGGTTAGGAGCATCATCTGCCGCCATCGTGTGTGGATTGAGTCCGTACAAACCTACAAAGATGCAGTTGTTCCACGAGAAGGTAGGAACTATGGAGCCAGACAGAACAATGTCTGCACCTGCATTTCATGGAATACATCAAGAGGCTTATGTAGCGAATCTTTGGAAGTATTACGATGGAACTGAAGATGGATACATGGACAACTTTGAACGTGGAGAAATCATAAGAAAAGCAAGTGAACTTGTTGGATTCGTACAGAACCCAAAGTACCCACATCTGTACTGCAACCTGGATAGGGTTATTGAGAAAGGTTCACGAAAGCTGAACGATGACGGAACTCTATCTGACGAGATAACAACAACGCCATGTCCGTTGGAAATCAAGACGATGAATGGATTCGTCTACAAGAAATACGATGGTGTTCCTGATATGTACATCATACAGGTTCATCAGCAGATGATGATAATGGAGTGCGACTATTCTGAGATAGCCATACTTATCGATGGAAGAGGATTCAAGGTGTTTCCAATAGATCGTAACGAGGATATTGTAGACATGATAGCTGAAAGAACATACGAGTTTTGGAGTCGTGTTATTCAGGGTAGACAGGCTCTTATTCAGGCTGAGATAGCTAAAGATGAGGATGACTTTGAGAAGTATAACGACTACATGGGAGTCATACAGCAACTTGAACCTGAACCTGACGATAATGAACACTACTCTGAGTTTCTATCTGACACTCACGTAGTAGAGCAGGAGATAATGATGGGGAATGAAGATCTGCTTGGTCAGGTACAGCATCTTCAGACAGTTAAGGAAATGATCAAGCAACTCGAAAAGGAGAAGCGTGAACTTGAGAACAAGGTAAAGAACGAGTTCAGAAAGGAGTCTGTTGAGAAGATAGAGTTTCCTGGTCATGGATACATGAGATACTACCAACGAGCGAATAATAACACCAAGATGTTGGATGTAAGAATCACCAAGCCTGACGAGTTTGTTATCGGAGTTGAGCTGGAAAAAATCGACAGAGAAGTAGGTTATATCATTTAATTATAATACATTAGCACCATGGAAAAGTTAGTAAAGTTACAAGCAGAATTGAAGTCACCGAAGAATCAGGTCAACAAATTCGGTGGATATAAATACCGTAACTGCGAGGATATCCTTGAAGCGGTAAAGCCACTACTTGATAAGCACGGTCTTGTGCTTAACATAACAGACTCTATTGGAGAGTTATGCGGTATCCCATACACGGAGTCTACAGCAAGCATATTCGACCCAAAGAAACCTGAAATTGTAGTGACATCTAAAGCACAGGCAGGTATAGACCCTAACCAAAAGGGGATGAGTATTGGGCAATGCTTTGGAGCTTCATCATCATATGCTCGTAAGTATGCGTTGAATGGTCTTCTTCTGATTGACGATAATAAGGATCCTGACGTAACAAATAATCACTCCAAGACAACACCAAGAAAAACAACTACGGTTGAGAAAAAGGCAGGTGATAAGAAAAAGGTTGTAGCAGGAACAGCAGAGTACAATAAGCTTTTAGAGTGGATTCAAACACCTAAAGGTTCAATAGAGAAAGCACTTGAAATGTACGACATTGACAAGGCTACAGAGAACATAATCCGTAAATCAATTAATCAATAATAAAATGAGTTCAGTGAACAAAGTGATTCTTTTGGGTAACATAGGAAAAGACCCAGAGGTAAGAGAAACAAAGGCAGGTAATATTGTCAATCTCACAATGGCTACGTCAGAAAAATACACTGACAAAAGTGGTCAAAAGCAGGAGAATACAGAATGGCACAATCTTGTTGTGTTCGGTAAACTTGCAGATGTTGTTGCCAAGTATGTAAAGAAAGGTGACAAACTGTACGTTGAGGGGAGTATCACTACAAGGAAGTGGGAAGATAAGGAAGGTAACACACGATACACTACAGAGGTTAAGGTACGTGATCTTACAATGCTTGGTGGGGCAGAGAAGAAATCAACTCAACCAACAGCAGTAGCGGTCGGTGAAGACGAAGATGATCTTCCGTTCTGATAAGTATCTGATTTTCAATTAGTTAGAAAGCCCTGTCGTAATGATGGGGCTTTTTATTATCTTTAAATATGGCTTACACTAGAAAGATAAAACTGAAGATAACCGATGAGGTGTACGAGAAGATGCAGTCTCGTAATCAGTTATGGACAAGGGAGGCTTTTGATCAGTCAGAGGAACTCGCAGGACAGTTCAAGAAGAACATAATCTATATGTGCGAGAAGAGAGGCATCAAGATAAAGGATATGCTTTCTTGGCTAACTGAGATGGGGTTGAAATTCAGGCAGCGCAGACTGTATGAATGGGGTGAAACACACGCAATCTACCCTACGCTTATAGAGATAACATTCTTCTCAAAGTTCTTTGAGTTAGACCCAGGCGTAATGATAAGTAAGGACCTGAGAGAAGCGGATAGACTAAAGGGTATTTCTAAAAAGAACGTCTAACATATTCTCTACTTCAGAGGTCATCTTAATATCCATGTATGTTCCATCAGAGAACATTAAAGATGCTACGGAAACGTTATCAATATTCCTAACGTATGCCCTTGTTATGTCATCTATGTGAAACCAACCTACTGATTCTATGTATCTTGGTTTTGGTAGTGGTTGAGGATTTGGAAGATTAAGCTTGTCGTTCTCTTCCCTTACTCTTTCTATTTCCTCAATGTTTGTGCAGATGTATGTAGAAGCTCTCATACATTCAAAGATACGAACTATCTTGAGATAATATTCCTGCCGAATCCTATCCCAACGTAATGATCTCCATTGAACCCATAGTCCACCTTATAGTAATTCCTTCTTACAGTGGCTTGAACACCTATACCCATCAATGGTACATAATTGGACTTGAAATCAGTAATCAGACCTGCATTTGCGTGTACACCTAATGCCCACTTCAAGGGAACTTTCTTTGGTAAATAATCTATTACTAAGTTCTCGGTCAGATTCTGGTAGTTCTGCCATCTCAACCTTATATCAACATTTTTCAATGTTGCAGTAGTGTCGTATTTATTAACTTCAGTCAACCAAGCCCCCACTATTTTGACTGTATCAATCAAAAACAACGTGTCTAAACGACTAACTATCCTATCATTATATATTGTGTCATATACGTTAATAAACTCCTTAGAAACGAATCTAACGGTGTCGTGCTTCCACCTGTCTACGTACTCTATGACTGCTACTGGCTTTTCGATGATAGTGGTAATAGGCTTACCGCTTGTATCACCGCAGCCCTTCCACGCAACTATCACGCCCAATAGAAACGCTATCAGATAGGGCAGGAGCGTATTCAACAGGTGCTTCAATATATCGTTGTTCATTTTTATCTTTCAGTGATTCTATTTTTATTCCCATTACCACTACAAGTAGACACAGACCAAGTATTGCAATAGATAGTATTCTAAATTCATGATTTTTCATCAGTAACTCCAAACAGTTGGTCTTAGGAAGTCTTTAGTGTCAGGCTCAATGTTATCCAAGTGTATGAATCTGCCACCCCCTTTCTGCTGTATCCCTACACCTGTAAATCCAATCTCAAATGCGAGCTTCAAAACATCGTAAGCATCGCCTCTATCTACACCTATATCAGCCGCTTGTCCTGTGGCGTGTGCGCCTGGGCTTGACTTCTTAGCCTCTATCGGATGCGTCTTGTCTCTGTATCCAGATGTTATACGCATTGGCTTACCATACCTGTTTCTTAGCTCCTGTAGCATAGCCATGAACTCAGGTTTCATTTCATTTTTACCTGTGTGTTTGCAGGAAAACTCTTCCTTGCTAAAATTAGGATAATCACTCCAATTCATTTGTTTTCTTCTTTGGTAAGTTCCCAATATGGGAACACTTTCCTGTCCTCAAGCATCTCTTGTCACACTCGACAGGAACAATCTCACACCATGTTTTTTTCTCTTTCAATTACCTTCCCTGTCCCTTATATTTCTTTCTATAATTGATACTGCTCTTGCTATTGCTGTGCTTTGTCTTTGCGTGAACGCCTGGTCTTTTTACTTTAGGCTTTCTATCAAACGCAGTAGTAGTGGTCTTCTTAGCCATTATTTCTTAATTCTCTCATTGAACATCTTACGGTGGAATAGATACGCCCACACGAACGTCATTGCAAGTCCTACATTCAATACTACTTCAGTCAGTGGTGGATCTGATAATGTAAGAACATTCAATGCACTTCCACATATGATACCTATCAATCCTAATTTCAGAGTCCAGTGACCTACGAATGACCACTTGTGTACGACCTTTGTCTTGTCTCCATATAGATACACGTACATCATAATGACGCTCACGCACATCACAAGATTTGATACCTCGTTAATTGCTACTGCTATCATCTTCGTTGAATATTTTCTTTGA